CGCACATGAATAGGAGTACCTTTCTTATATATGGTTTTCGAATCATAGTAACCAGATATATCACTGATACCACGAGGGAATGATATATCTTCTGGACGAGATTTGTTGAATTTTTTTCTAAATTCATTTGACTGATTCCGAATAGTTTGTTCGTCTTTTGTCATGATCAATTCAAAGATGTTATGGAATTCACTACGAACAATCTGAGGTGTTGAAGATTTGATTGCTTCAATACCAGTCACCTTGATCTTTGGTTTTGCGTATTGAACTCCCTCGTTATTATGCACATTCAAAATGTATCTCTTCTTTGCGGTCCAGATGCCGCGATCAGCAATTGCTTCTCGTTTCATGACCATTCGGTTTTTATGACAATTCATATGTTCGTACAGATTATTGTACGCTTTTTCCAAAATCTGTTCAAAATGTTTTTGACAAATCTTGTCAATGAAATCTACTGGATCATCGGGATTCATTTTCTTCACAAGGTCTTCAAATGAAACATAGAGTGAATCTGTGTCCATGGCAATGACATAATCTTTGTCATCAGTTTTAAGCAACCGATTCATTTCACCATTCATTGCTTTTTCCGCCCACTTGATTGCCAGTTGACCAGTCAGTGTGACACCTTCAGCCATTGCGATATTGTAGTAGTCAAAGAATCTTGATCCAAGGGCTCCGTAGAGCGAGTTGAGCAAAATCTTGATTGCCATTTGTTCATTTTCCAACTGAGCAATATTATTTTCGAGGTCTCTCGTTGGAGTTTTCTCATACTCCTTCTTGTGTTCAATCATCTCATTTTTGATTTTAGACCTCTTATCATAATAATTTTCAATGATCAGAGGCATGATGCCGGGTCGATCTTTACGATATTGGGAACCGTTTGCTGCTATTGTGTAAGCGCCCGTGAGCGTTTCTTTGCGATTCAAATAGTATTCTACACCAGATGTTCGCATACCAGGTACAATAGTTTCGGGAGACATGTTCCATTGTACAATAAGATTTGGGTACAGAGAGTTTAGGTCAAATGATACAACCCAGTTATGCATACCTACTTGAGGAGGCTTCACGTATCCGCCGATAAAATCAGTCTTGACTGGAGTACGATTTGAAATCTCGGGATATACGTCAAGTTGTTTGAGTGTTCGATATATGATAGATTCCCAAATCGCCGTAGTGCCTAATGTATCAGTATAGTTCACACCCCCCATGTACGAAATGGAAAGAACTAGAGAAATAATGCCAAGTTTTTTCTCCAATCTTTCGATCAATTGAGTATCTTTGATGTTATAGTCAATGAACTTTTGATGATTTTCGCGGAACAGATTGTTTAGATTACCATATTCTTCATATGATAACTTGTTTTCACCCAGAACGGAATAAGCAATATGATCAAGTTTGTAAGATTCTTGATTGCCAGACACCCGATCAAACTTTTTGAAAAGTTCCATATAGTCGAGTGTTTCGGTGCCCGTGATATCAAAAAAGATTTGTTTACGATTCATAACCGTAACTTGCCGGTCGTTGATCAGTCCCCAAGGTGATAGTTTTTTTGTTTCTTTTTCGCCAAGCACACGGAGAATACGATTGACAAGATAAGGAATATCAAAGAATCTGACGTTCCAACCAGTGATAACATCTGGATAGTTTTCTGACCAATGCGAAACGAAACTTACCAATAGATCCGTTTCATTATCAAATCTGTGATATTTTACGAGGTCTTCCCCAAGATCAACTTCACATTTTTCAAATGACCATTCACCAAGACCCCAAACTTGATATATGGAAGACTTGCTGGATTTTATTGTGATTGCCGTGATTTCTTTGGATGCTTGTTCTGGCTCGGGAAAACCGTCATCGGATTCGACTTCAATATCAATAGAACAAATATCAATGAGATTGATATCATATTTTGGCACTGTTGGAAACTTTTCACCAATAAACTGCTGAATATATTTCTTTGTGCCGTACATTTTGAAGTTGTCGATTTCTTTGTACTGGTCAAGAAAATCAGATGCTTCTCGCATAGAATCAAACTCTACTGCGGCAATATTATTACCATCAAGACCTTTCGTTTTTGATTGATCCTTAGATGGAACGAAAATCTTGGGTTTGAACTTGTACTTTGCCTGTACTGCTATTCCATTATCATTATAACCACGATACAGAATGGAGTTTCCGTATCTGGCAACATTCGTATAGAAACTCAACCTTTACCACCTCTATTCAAGTATTTTCTCATCTGATTCATCTGTTCTTTTGAAATGATAGACAAAACATCTCTCGCTTTTGATGTGCTATATCCATAATAGTCTTTTATGGTCTGTAAATCATCCGTTATATTTAGTTTGTCCCATTTGGAAAAACGCTTTCGTTTCCTCACGATTTGTTTCAGAAAGTCGTATTGTAATCTATTGTCTAAATGTGAATAACGGTTCATCTCATTCGCGAGAAGAACCGTATCCGAAAAATACGACAAGGATTTATTTACGATATAGGCATTATACGACTTTTCTGATAAGTCGTCAACCATCAAGTTTTTCTTGGTTTGGTTGATAGAGTTTACGAAATCAAAGGGCGACATTTATATCTCCTTGATGGACAAGACATTATTTGAACTCCACAGAAGACATAATCTCAGTCAAACACGCAACGATATTTATTTCAGCATCGGCACAAAAAGCCCCTTTATACTGATAATCTGCCAAAATAAGAATCAATGGAGGAATACTTTGAGGTTTAATCTGTTCTTCAATTCTGTTATAAATGTTGCGAAATATTACAGATGCGTCAACATCCATATTCTGTACAACCCATTTACGCATATTCTTGAAATCTTTTGTTTTCAAATATCCGAACAGAGAATTATATTCTGTGGCATCTTTATTCAAAACATCAGTAAGTTCACCAGACAAAGAGTTTCGTTGAATCTCGTTGATAGTTCTTCGCCAATCTGGAAGATATTTCAGAATGTATTCGGCAATAATCTTGTCGTCGTATTTTACATTTTCGATAGTCAAAATTTCTTTGATACGCGAATGCATATCTTTTGACATAGATGCCAATTCTTTTTTCGTCGTATTGAATTCATATACACCGCATCTGGAATGTAGAGGTTCAATAATACGATTTTTGAAATTGCAGGTCAGAATGAACCGACAGTTATTCGAATATTGTTCAATAAAACCACGCAATGCTGGTTGTGTAGATTGTGGATTTAGATAATCTGCTTCATCCAGTATAACGACTTTCTTATTACCTGATAATGAAACTGATGTGGCAAACTGTTTAATCTTGCCACGAAGTGTATCAATATTTCCTTCTTCGGATCCATTGATCAAGAGATAATCAAGTCCCAGTTCATTACACATAGCCTTCGCAATCGTCGTTTTACCTAAGCCGGCAGACCCGGAGAACATCATGTTCTGAAGTTCTCCGGTATCCACCATTTTCTGAAACTGAGATTTTAGACGCGAAGGAAGTATAGTTTCAGAAATAGTTTTTGGTCGATATTTTTCGACCCAGATGTGATTTTCCATCAAACAGTACTCGTCCTTTCACAAGCAAGCCAGTACTTCAGATTATACTCTGTATTCTCCAATTCAGCAATAAGTTTTTTGCTGATCTTAACATTATAGTTGCCCTCAAGGATTCGGATGTTGGACAGATTAAACAGAATATTGAAATCTTCCATATCCGTTTTGACAGGAATTTGAGTCGTATATGTGTTTGATGTAGCATTATTGATATCAATCACGGACAGATTGAGCAGTTCACCTTCTTTTGTCAAAGAAAGATATTCAAGACCGAGAGTTGAACCCGCTCGTTTCAGTTTGGACAACAACGCATTTGATAAATCAAACTCCATATCAACTGAAGGCATTGTAGGTTTCTTATCAGATTTAGTAAGAATATCAGGTGACGAATAGAAATATTTGATGCGTGATGTTCCCGATTCGTCATTTACGACCAAATAGTTTTCAGAGAAATCGAGGCTCGGATTTGTCATGAGACTCAGAACATTTAGAAACTCCGACAAATCGTAGATACCGAAATCAATAGGAAATTCTTCTTCAATGGAACCATATGCCATGAAATTTTTTGTGTCGGTAATTGAAGACACTTCATTTCCTTGCCTAAAATAGATATTTCCGTTTATCGTCGCAAAATTTCGCAAGACAGAAAGTGTCGTTTCTGAAAATTTAAAACTCATAGTATACTCCTTCGTTTATGAGATATATTTTTGTATTGTAACACAGATTCGATAGATTGTAAAGCATTTTTTGCTTATAAATAGTAAAAAGATTTTATAGGAATTGAAATGGCTACAACAACATCTACATTCGATGGTTCTAACTTTCTTCAACCTACTGGGTTTAAGATTATCATCAATCGTAAAAGATTTAAAAATATTGAGTTCTTCGCTCAATCTGTTAATCACCCTTCTGTATCTTTAGGTGTCGCGAATCAACCATTTCGTAGAACAAATATATTTTTCCCAGGCGATAAACTTGAGTATGGTGAACTTACAGTACAGGCAATCGTTGATGAAAATCTGAATGTGTATGAAGAAATATACGACTGGATGAAAAAACTTGTGGAAACAAATAGAGTAACACCATCAAGTCGTCAATTGGATAGTCAGGACAGTTATGAATATGACATGAGAATTATTCTATTGACCAGTAATAATACGGAACTCAGGACATTTGATTATAAAGATACATTCCCAATCAATCTCGGTGATATGATTCTCAACTCAGCAGTTTCTGGTGTCCAATATATCATACTTCCAATCACATTCAAATATACAACTTTCTGTTTGAGTGATAGAGCAGGCGATTAATTCCCAGACTCAAATCTTTTGAAGTCGATAATGTTTTTTATTGTAGAATGCCGCCAGCGTAATGTGTTTATGATTTCTTCAAGAGTTTCTTTCACAGTTTTCCAATAGGTCAACATTTCCTCCGATTGTTGAATGTCGGAATCTGAATTGTAATAATATTCGTATTCTCCTTTCAAAATCTTTTTTCCGTGTAGTGGATCGTATTCCCAACCAAGGGCTTCAATCTCTGATTGAGACATTTTTCCTTGATACCAAAGCCATTTTTTGTGAAGTAAAGATTTCTGTTCGTTCTCGATTCTTTTTATCTTCAATTTTGTGGAAGCCATCAGAGATAAATATTTTTGGTGTAGCATCGGAGTTTCTGCTGATGTTTCATCCAATTTCATAGTATTGATCTGGCAATCCGCTGACCACATTTCTAAAATCTTGTCGAGTTCAGTCATCTCAAAATCCCTTTGAATCAATCATCATAAATAGTAACATATATTTATTCAAGAGTAAACCAAAAATATGAGTTCTGATACATTAAAAATCAAGAAGATCGACCATTCTCAGATTCGGATCGAATGTAATCAAGGAATCGCATTCGAACTCGGGGAACACTTTTCATTTTATGTAGAGAATTATAAGTTCATGCCCGCATACAAATCGGGAATGTGGGACGGTAAAATAAAACTATTCGATTCTCGCACAAGACTGCTCCCAGCAGGTCTCGTATCGCATTTAGAAGGCTTCGCGAAAAAACGGAATTACACAACTGAATATATTGAGTCTGGACAATACGGTCTTCCTATACAAAAAAATGACGCGACTGCTGCAAAGATTATGGATTTCACCAAATCGTTGAATCTGACACTTGCCGACAACCCGATTGAAATCCGTGATTATCAGTTCAATGCTATCGTCCATGGCATCAAAAACAAAAATGCTGTAATGGTATCTCCGACTGGTTCTGGCAAATCTCTTATTCAATATGTCATCATTCGATATCTCGTGGATGTCCTAGAAATGAATGTATTGCTTATTGTACCTACAACATCATTGGTTGAACAGATGTATGGCGATTTTCGAGATTATGGTTATGATGTTGACGCTCATTGTCACAAGATTTATTCTGGCAAGGATAAAAACACGAACAAACCAATCGTGATAACGACTTGGCAATCAATCTATAAACTACAAAAACCATGGTTCTCTAGATTTGGCGCTATCATGGGAGATGAGTCACACTTATTCAAAGCAAAATCTCTTTCGACGATCATGAATAAACTAACTGAAGCAGAATATCGGATTGGTGTTTCTGGCACATTAGATGGTTCTCAAGTCAATGAACTTGTTCTTCAAGGCCATTTCGGACCAATCTTTCGAGTGACAAAGACAAAAACGCTTCAGGAAAACAAAGTGCTTTCGAATATAAATATAAGTGTATTGAGATTGGTTTATCCGGAAGAAGTGCGGAAGTTCTTAGTCAAAACAGAATATCAAAAGGAAGTTGATTATATCGTTACATATTCCGGCCGAAACAAGTTTACAAAAAATCTAGCAAAATCTCTAAACGGAAACACTTTGATTCTTTTTCAGTTCGTGGAGAAACATGGAAAACCCTTATACGATATGATAAAGAATTCTGTACCTGATGATAGAAAAGTCTTTTTTGTTTATGGAGGCATTGATACAGAAGACCGTGAGATGATTCGTAAGATTGTGGAGACACAGAAAAATGCTATCATTGTTGCTTCCTACGGCGTGTTCAGTACTGGGATCAACATACGCAATATTCATAACATCATTCTTTCGAGTCCTTCTAAATCTCAGATTCGTGTTCTTCAGTCAATTGGTCGCGGACTTCGAATATCCGATAATAAAGAACCTCTCAATCTGTATGACATAGTTGATGACCTATCTTATAAAAAATACTTCAATTTCGCACTTCGTCATTCCGTTGAAAGATGTAAGATTTATAATAGAGAAGAGTTCCCATGGAAAGAATACGAGGTAAAAATATGAATGAAGAAAAAATACAAATCTCTTTAGGTCAATTCAAACTCACTTCAGGAGATATTGTGATTGCTGAAGTCGTCGATTCTCCTTCCGATCATATTAGATTTTATAGAAAAGTTCTTTCTGTCATTACAGAAGAAGACATTGAAGAAGGAATCAATTACTTCATTCTCAGGCCATATATTCTTTTTCAAGAAGAAATCAATCAACCAGTATTCATCAATCCTATGCATATCATGACTATGAATAAACCAAGTAAAGTGGCAGTTAAACAATATAATAAATGGTGGGAAACTTATGAAAAATCTAGATCACATGATTCAGACAGAAATGAAATATTTGAAAACATCTCGGAGATGATGAATTCGATTCAAAATGAAAATTCAATCCATAACTTGTACTCATTAGATTCTTCTGGTATAATTCGAATCAATCGTAACAAACTGAACTGATTCGTATCTGTATACTATCCTCCCTTTCTTAAACTCAAAGAACTTTAAGTTATTATACACCATTTTTCCAATTTGTCAAGATAGAAAATGCATTCGTATGATAACAAAATATTACAGACTGAAATAAAATGTTATTTGACACACCTTATAGAATATAGTATAATGATAAAAATGAGGAATAGAAATGAAGAAAAAGCAAAAACCACATTATGTAAATAATAAAGATTTTTCAAGAGCAGTTTTTGATTATGTGAGATTGGTTGAGGAATGTGAAGCATCTGGTGATGAAAAACCAAAAGTGCCCAATTACATTGCAAAATGTTTTATGAACATTGCTGAAGGGTTATCTCACAAATCTAATTTTATTGGATATTCATACCGAGAAGAAATGGTAATGGATGCTGTTGAGAATTGTCTCAAGGCGATATATAATTATAACTTAGAAGCAGCAACACGGACAGGCAATCCAAATGCGTTTGCCTATTTTACACAGATTTCTTGGTACGCATTTCTTCGTAGAATCGACAAAGAGAAAAAACAAGAAACGGTAAAACAAAGATTTTTAGAAAACCACACATTTGAAGATTTCGTTGACATTGACCATAACGATAAAATGGGCGTTAGTGTTGGCTCAATGTTTGTAGACCAACTCAAATCAAAGATTGATGAGATTAGACATAAGGATAATATATTGAAAGAATATTCTAAAAAATGAAGTTGGCAATTTTGAATGATACACACGCAGGTATAAGAAATGCTTCAGACGTATTCGCGGATAATGCCGAGAAGTTTTATTCCGAAACTTTCTTTCCGTATTTGTTGGAAAATGATATCAAGCATATTCTTCATCTTGGTGACTACTACGATAACCGAAAACAGATTGCAGTAAAGACTGTAAATCGTAATCGTAAAATGTTTTTAGATAAACTGAGGAAACATGGTATTCATATGGATATCATTCCCGGAAATCATGACGTGGCATACAAGAATACAAATGATCTGAACTCTCTCAAAGAGTTTCTGGGTCACTATATGGATGTGGTCACGATTTTCATGAATCCGACTGTATTCAATTATTATGGTCTAGACATTGCTTTATTGCCATGGATCAATACCGAAAACTACAATCATTCCATGGAGTTTATTCAAAACTGTAAAGCGGATATTCTTTGTGGTCACTTGGACCTTCATGGTTTTGATCTTATGAAAGGTGTTGTCAACACGCACGGTATGGATCCAAAATTATTCTCAAGATTCGAATCAGTTTATACGGGACATTTTCACACGAAATCCCGCAAAGATAACATCACTTATCTTGGAAGTCAAATGGAGTTTTTCTGGTCTGATGCGAATGACCCGAAATATTTTCATATTCTGGATACTGAAACAAGAGAATTGACACCAGTAAGAAATCCGCATATACTGTTTCAGAAAATATATTACAACGAAGATAGCAGACAAAACAAATACGTACCAAATTGTGAAGGTAAGTTTGTAAAGATCATCATAGAGAAAAAAACGGACACATTTCTCTTTGATAAATATGTTGAGAAGATTCAAAATCAAAATGTTCACGACCTCAAGGTCATGGAATCTTACGAAGAGTTTACAGGACAATCAGTAGAAGATACGAATATATCGATAGAAGATACAGGCACTCTTCTAGACACATACATTGATGCTGTGGATACAGAACTTGACAAGAGTGTTCTAAAAATGAAAATGAGAAGCCTTTTGACGGAAGCAGAGACTTTAGATATAGTATGAAAATTATTCACATCAACAGAAACATCATTCAACAAAACGCAAAGCACGGTCGTAAAGAACCTGTGTGTAGAGTTGAATATACGGACACTAAAAATGTTGTGTACTGTATGGAAGTACTTATCAACGGGCCTTCAAGAATGGTGTATAGACCAGATAACCCCAGACCGTGTGGTGCTAAACTATGGATAGAAACTGAATCCGACATTGAACTGATTGGTTCAAAATCATGATAATCTTCCATAAACTAAAATACAAGAACTTTCTGAGTTCTGGTGACAACTTCACCGAAATAGATTTTACGAAATCAAAAACAACTCTTGTAGTAGGGCAAAATGGAGCTGGCAAAAGTACAATGCTTGATGCTTTGTCATTCGTTCTGTTTGGTAAACCACATCGTAATATCAATAAACCACAACTCACAAACTCAATCAATAAAAAAGATTGTCTTGTTGAGGTTGACTTTACTATTGGTAAATCAAACTTCCGTATCATTCGCGGTATCAAACCAAACATATTTCAGATTTACAAGAACGGACAACTGTTAAACGAATCGAGTCACGCAAAAGATTATCAGAAGATTCTTGAAAAGAATATTATCAAGATGAACCACAAATCGTTTCATCAGATTGTTGTTCTTGGTTCCACTTCATTTACACCATTCATGGAACTACCAGCAGCCCATCGTCGTGAAGTAATAGAAGATTTGCTTGACATCAACATTTTCTCCAAGATGAATATTCTTCTCAAAGAGAAACAATCTGTTCTCAAAGAAAAGATAAAGGAAGTAAACTATCAAGTAGAAATTCTATCAAACAAAATACAATCGCAGAAAAAATACATCAATGATATTCGGGAAATCAATGAATTCGAAATCACGGAAAAACAAAATAAGATAGAGGAAAATCAGAATCGAATCAGAGAACTCCAAGTCATTAATGAGAATGTTGGATCGGATTTGGAAGATATACTCAATAAAAATAATCTCGAACTCACATCAACTCAAGCAACAAAGGATAAACTTCTCGGTTTCGAGTCGCAGTTCAAAAGCAGTATGAACAAACTTGTAAAAGAGGTGAAGTTTTACGAAGATAATACTCACTGTCCTACGTGTACACAAGAGATTGATGATGAACTGAGAACATCAAAGATTTCTCATTCCAAAAACAAGGCAAAGGAAATATCAGCAGCAATAACTGATCTGGCCAAGAAGACAAATGAAGTATCGCAAAAACTTGAATATCTACAATCTGTGGCAAATGATATTCGTGATAAAAACTCCACGATTCAGAACAATAATAGAACCATAGAGATTTTGAATAAATCTGTAATGGATCTTGTGAACGAAATTCAAAAACTCAATAAAAGGGAGGAAGACCTTGATGATGTAGTAAAGGAACTTATGGAAACGACAGAGAAAAAATCGAATCTGTTGGAGTCTAAAAGCACAATCAATGAGGATTATTCTTATAATATTGTCATCGCTGAAATGCTAAAAGACACCGGAATCAAGACAAAAATCCTGAAACAGTATGTGCCGATTATAAATAGACTCGTAAATCAATATTTACAGGTTCTAGATTTCTTTGTCTCATTCAATCTGGACGAAAACTTCAACGAAATAATTCGGTCACGATACAGAGACGATTTTACATATGCGTCTTTTTCTGAAGGAGAAAAACAGAGAATATCGCTTGCTCTTTTGTTCACTTGGCGACAGATAGCAAGAATGAAGAACTCGGTATCAACAAATCTTCTTATACTTGACGAGACATTTGATTCGAGTTTGGACTTCGATGGGGTTGAAAATCTCACCAAAATATTGTATACTTTAGACGATAACACAAATGTCTTTATCATATCTCATAAAGGCGAAATCTTAGAAAACAAATTTGAGCGTAAATTAGAATTTTACAAAAAACAAAACTTTAGCTATGTGAAGGAGTAATAACAATGGCTGATAAAGAAATTATGTCGCTTGGAAACAAGGTCGCAAGAAACACGGTTGCCGTGATTGATGCATTGGTTCAAAGAGGCGCATTCAAAGGCGAAGAACTTTCCACAATTGGTCAGTTGCGTGATGGTTCTCTACATCTCGTTTCATTGATTGAAGCAGCAGAACTGGAAAATGACGACGAAGAGTGAAAATACTATAAACATTATAAAACTCATTTTTTTATAAATACAAATAGCCGCTAGGCATAACAATAATAAAAAAATGAGATGAAAATGGAAAATGATAATATTATAGAATGGTCTCCATCAGATATGTTGGAGATAATACTCAATGAACCAGACGACTTTTTAAAAATCAAAGAGACTTTAACTCGTATTGGCGTGGCTTCTAAAAAAGAAAAGAAGTTATTTCAATCTTGTCATATTCTACACAAACAAGGTAGATATTTCATAGTTCATTTTAAAGAACTCTTTTTGTTAGACGGTAAGAAATCCAATATCACAGAAAATGATATTCTTCGTAGAAATACGATTTCAACATTGCTGAGTGATTGGGGTCTATTGTCCTTTGCAAAAAAAGAGGATTTGAAATGTGCGAACCTAAATCAAATAAAGATCATTTCATACAAAGAAAGAGATCAGTGGGATTTAACTCCAAAATATTCTATCGGACTTAGACCCGCAAAATAGTTTACAACAGAGCGAATTTGTTGTATAATATGCAAAAGAGTAATACCAGAGTTTCTCTATAATCATTACTCTTTTGTCTAAATAGTATTAGATGCCCAATAATGGGGTCTAAATTTTAACTTGCTTATATAAGGAGTAAAAGCATGACTAATACACAACTATCATCTATTTTTCCCCGCAACTTTCTTGGTTTTGAACCGCTCTTTCGTGAGTTTGATCATTTCGCTAAAATGCCTAATGATACATATCCACCTCACAACATTCTTCAGATTGATGAAGACAATCTTGTGATTGAAATGGCACTTGCTGGATACACAAAGGACGATATTAACATTACGCAAGAAGAGAATACCCTGAAGATTTCTGGTTCAAAAGAAACTGATACAAGCAAATATCTTCATAAAGGTATCTCCACAAGAAAGTTTAGTAAGAGTTTCAGACTTTCGGAACACGTTGAAGTTCTTGGTGCGGACATGGAAAATGGAATGCTCAAAATTGAACTAAAATACATTCTGCCAGAAGAAAAGAAACCAAGGCAGATTCTAATAGGGAAGTAAAATACAAATGACACACATTACACTCACACTCAGCAATTATTTAGCAAATCCGATTAGCGAAGTCATTAGATTTCTCGGCCTGATGGTCGATTCTTTTATGAATTCAAAATTTATGAAAGCGTGGGAGAAAGCGGCCGAAGCGAGAGTTAAAAAAATAATTGCTCGTAGTACTATCCGTGAACTCAGTTCATTAAGTGATACGCAACTGAAAGATATTGGTCTCTCAAGAAGTGATATCACTTATGTCGCACATAACGGATTCGACAGATAAATAAGAACAAGTCAGTTATCTATCGAGGTTTTTATGGTTGAACCAGCGTAGCAAATCAACCATTTTAACACACAACACACAAGGAGAAAAAACATGATGACAGATTACATCAACAACTTCTGGATCGACACGATTCAGAACGCCAAGAAGACTTGGGTTGATACTTGGATAAAAGACGAATCAATGAGTGAACCTCTCTACGAATTTATCAAAATCCAAACGGAATTTTCCAAAGAAGCGATGAAACAAACCAGTGCATTTGCGAATGCTGCCGGTGAAGCAATGGCAAAGGTGATGAAATGAGCAGTAAGAACCCATTTGAGATTCGCGCAGAAATGCTTCAACTTGCAAAAGATTACATGGATCAACAGTATCACATGAATGTGCAACTCATGAATGATCTGTATGAACAAGGAAAGAAATCTTATAAGGAAGTCGAAGAAGCTTACAGGATGTATTCGATGGAGGACCTAATGTCCAAAGCGAAAGAACTGTATTCATTTGTTTCAACGAAAGAATAGAAAACGCTTGACACTTCTACCATTGCATGTTATGATACTATTGTAAATGGGAGAAGTGTCATGGATACTGGAAATCACATAAAATCAAATCCAAGTACTCATCTTGGAGTTCGTCCTGACTGCCCATGTTGCGGCGGTCGGGACTTTCGCAAAGGTAAGACCATGAGTCGTGCCAAGTCGCATAGGTATACTATCAAGCATCTCAAAGCCAAGCCTAAGCATAAGGATCACCGGTAATGAATATCTTCGCACTCGATAAATGTCCAGTTACAGCCGCACGATTGCAGTGTGATCGTCATGTTGTAAAAATGGTTGTCGAATCTGCTCAAATGCTTTCAACTGCGCATCGTATGCTTGATGGTGTCAAAGAAAAGCGTTCATCTAAGTCTGGCAAACGCATGGTTGACTTCTATACACATCCAGACGCAAAGATGAATGATGTTCTATACAAAGCAGTTCACTTCAATCACCCATGCACAGTCTGGACAATGGAGGCTAGTGCAAATTATATGTGGCACTATCATCATTTCCTAGCATTGTGTTATGAGTATGAGCATCGCTATGGCAAAATACACTCGACATATACATTGCTAAAAGATATTTTACAGTATACACCTAAGAATATCAAGATGGCAGTACAGACACCATTTAAACTCGCAATGAAGGCAAATCCGGAGTGTGTATTCGAAGACGCTGTTAAGTCATATCGCGCATTCTATCAAACGAAGCAAGATCGATTCAAAATGGTTTGGACAAATCGTGAAATGCCAGAATGGTTTAAAATGAAGGAGACTTTACAATGAACAGAGAAGAACTTAAAGAGAAACTTTCTCAAGGTGTGTATCATATACAATTTGAAAAAGTGGATGGATCTTTACGAGATATGAAATGCACTCTAAATAAAAATCATATTCCAGAAAGGTCGGCGACTGGCACAACAAGAGAACATCGTATCAATGAAACAGTTTTGCCCGTATGGGATGTTGAAGCAGAAGGTTGGCGATCATTTCGAATTGAATCGCTCAAAGAAATGAGAGAAATACCTATCCTATGATTGATGAATTCATTTTCACCGTACTTACTATCTCCATTGTTATCTTGGCATATACTCTTGGTAGAGTAACAAAGTCAAGAGATTTAAAAGAAATGGAAGACCATATTATAGAAAACACTTTGGAATATTTGTGTAAAAAAGATTATATCAGATACACAATCGATTCTTCTGGTGAAAAAGAGTTACATAAATTTTACGAAAAATAACTCTTTACAAGTAAAGAGTCTTGTGATATGATGTTTCCAAAAGGAGAAACATAATGGTACGTCGAATCTCAAAGTCTAAGAAGACTAAATCTTTTGGTCGCAGAATTAAAGTTGGATTGCAAGCGGCCCCTACCGATACATGGGATAAATTTTATCAGTACTTCAGAATTGAAGTTGATGGCAAAGATGTGTCTTCGATTCTGAAGACTTATATTCGTAAAAATTTTTCTAAAAAAGAAGCATCAATTCTCTTGTCAGCCCCGGAAAGCATTTACACAATGTCTACTGGTGCTGCTGCTTCTATTCATTGGCAAAATCTGAAAAAAACATTTCCCCAGAAATGGAAACCTCAAAAGAGTATTGACTTGGCACTTGCTAACATTAGGTCTTTTGCCAAAAGAGACAATAAAACATCGACAAGAATTTCTCCTATGGTTCTTTTGAAGAACAAGATTTCCGATTATCTTGGTGAACTCGAATCAATCGTGGATGACTGGGAAAACAACAAAGATTTCTCTGTGTATTCGGATTTACAATCAAAAGATGCTGCGTCAAATATGGCAAAGGCTGTGAATGATTATTACACACCGCTTCTGAAAGAACTCAACGAACTGGTGACAAAAAAGACAGACGATCTTATGGAAGCATACGATCATCTTTCGATTCGTAAAAGAAAAGAATATATGGAGTGGATTGAAAAACTCGTAAAAGAATCCGAACAATATATTCTGGGTAAAACGGCAACTCGGAAACCTCGCAAAACAAAACCAAAGACGGCAGACAAGCAAGTTGACAAATTGGTCTATCTGAAAGATTCCAATGAATATCGCTTGACTTCTATCAATCCTACTGCTATTATTGGTGCAATGCGGTTGTACACATTCAACACTTCGAATCGTGTGCTGACTGAATATGTAAGTCGGTCTCCAAAAGGGTTCGAAGTCAAGGGTACTACACTTCAACTATGGGATGAAGAAGTCTCTCGTTCTATTCGGCTTCGTAAACCTGATGATGTTTTGTCTGTTGTCCAGACCTCAACAATCCCCAAAATCAATAAAATGATTTCCGAACTGACTACGAAACCAACAAAAGCAAATGGAAGGATTAATAAATACACAATTTTAGTAAAAGCGGTGAGTAAATGAATCAGATATTATCAAAGGAGTTATTCTCAAAAAGAATAGAAGAAAAAATTCGCAACAATAAAGAAACCTACATTGATGCGATTATAAATACTTGTGAGGAATTCAGAATAGAACCTGATGACTGTAAAAAATACTTGAACGGAAAAATAATCTCAAAGTTACAGGCGGAGAGTATTAGAAATAAAACAGTCATTTCAGACAGTTCATCGGGTGTTCTGAATTTCTGACATACGATTACATACAAATATATCTAAGTACATACAAGGAGATACAAATGTCTTTAGCAACACTAAAACGCAACAGAAAAGATTTTCTGACCAATATCGTTTCTCAAGCAGAGAAACTTAATACGACAAAAGTTGATTATTCGGATAACCGCTTTTGGAAACCTACTCGCGATGCTGCGGGTAACGGTTATGCCGAAATTAGATTTCTTCCGCAAAGAGAAGATGAAGCAGTTCCTTTTGTTAGATACTGGGATCACTTCTTTAAGGGACCGACAGGTCAATATTATATTGAAAAATCTTTGACCACTTTCGGTGAACCCGATCCGGTGAGTGAACTCAATTCTCAATTGTGGAATGAAGATGATAATCCAAATTCATTGAAGAAAAAACAAGCACGGGACCAGAAACGCAAACTACATTATGTGACAAACATTTATGTCGTTTCTGATCCTAAAAATCCAGAGAATAACGGCAAAGTATTTCTCTATGATTTCGGTAAGAAAATCTTTGACAAGATTACCCAAGCAATGAACCCCGAATATGAAGATGAAACG